AAATAATCTTAAATAATTATATATTTAATAAGATCATATAATTTAATAAAATCATAGTATGGAGGTAAAATTAATGAGTTATAAAATTAAATACCCTAAAATTAAATACTTTGATAATGAAACAAGAATTCCAAGCTATATAATTATAAAAACTGATTTTGAAAGAATAAAAATCACCTACTCAGATTTTGAAAAGTATACTAAAGAATGTGAGAAAAGTAGCGAGCTCTACGTAAAAATTTCTGGTGAATTTGATGAAATTACTATACCTATAGATTATTTAATAGAAGCATTCAAACCAAAAGATAGGATTAATTACAAAATAAAAGATAAACTATTACGTGACCCATTAAAAATATCTATGGGCTCTTTAATTATTATAGGATCAATAATATTTAAGAAAAAAAATATAAAAATAAAAAATTTAGAAAATTCATTAGCAGAGATGACTAAATTAGTCAACGATCCATCAAATGCAGGAAGAGTATTACAAAGGCAAAAAAGGTAATATTTTAATAATAATGAAAATAAGTTAACTACAGAAAAACTAAAAGATTATAAAGCAATATTAATTCAGGAAAATACATTTATAGAATGTACGGAGTTTATAAAGGATAATTCTGATTCTATCTATGAAACTCTAAACTCATTAATTAAGAATAAACAATGTTCTTTTAAGGAGCTAAAAGAGTGTCTTGAAAAATTAAATTCTATCCGTAACATTAGTAGAGATTTAAAAGAAAATAAACAAGTAGAAGCTAGTTTAGAAACTATTTGGGATTAATAAAAATATTATTGTAGGATTTGCGGAAGAAAAAAGAAAAGAGTAGCCTCTCCTACTCCATATAATATTTTCACTCATATATTTTTTCTTTTTAATAGTTCTTTACTCTAGGCAATAAGGTATCTTTCAGTTTTACTCCACATTGCTCACTAAACTTTGCCTGCTCATATCTTGGACAAACAATATTACAATTGCTCAATAAATAAGTAACCGACTTAATTAACTCTCGCTCCTTTTTACTTAAAAATTGTGACATAATAACTTTATTAAATATTTGCACTGAAACACCTGTAATAAAATCCGAAGTTTGTATAAGAATATTTCTTTTAGACTCTTCAAATTGTATTTTATCTATATTATTCATTTCATTAACTAATTTAATATCTTCAGTCCATTTTTCTAAAGCATTACCAAATTGTTTTTGTTCATCATGATAAATTTTAAGATTATCTATATGCCTTAATCTGATTGTTGCAGTTGATGATATTATGTTTAAATAAGCATCTAAATTAGGTAGAAAAATTGTTTTTGCTCCCTTATTAGTTCTATCAACTATAGGCAATAAATTGTCAAAATTTAATCCGATTTCTTCATATTTAATTATATTCTTCTTGACATTATTAATATTTTCTTTAATTTCCTTGCTATTTATTTCTTTACTTAATTTATCTAAGAAATTAATAAAATTACTTTTAATAGTAACCTCATCTCTATCAGAATAACATAAGTTTATAAATTCTTCTAAAATATTTTCGTCTATATTATAAATTCTATTAGCAGCATTTACTTTCTTATCTCGTATATCTTTATTAATACCCATATAAAAATAATATGGGTATATACAATACTCAACAATATATGTAGCTATTTTAAACTTCTTATTTGAAATATCAATATATACTTTGGCATTATATTTTTGTAAAATATCTATTATAGCGCAAGTGAGTTCTTTTTTAAATTTATAATTTGCTTTACCTTTTAATTCAGTTTCAATGCCTAACCCTTTTTGAAAAGAATTTAGGGTTTCCTTTAAATCATTATATAATTTACTCTCTTTATTTGACTCTATACATATAGAACCAAGTGCAAAATAAGGTTGATTTCCCCAATTCCACTTACCATCTTCTATTTTGATATCTCCAGTATTACCACTTTCATCTAAATAAATATTGTAATCCATAATTCCCCTCCAAAATACAATAATAAACATTATTACATATTTTATCTAATATGTCTATTTTGTTTCATATATTATAAATACAATATTATTTTTCTATAAGATAAAAAAAGGCTAGTAAGTAAGATTTCACCTACTTACTAGCCTTAAATAATTATAAATTTAATAATTTTCTCCAAGTATTTTGACCAACAATTCCATCAACTGATAAACCTCTAGTCTTTTGAAACTCTCTTACAGCAAAATAAGTGCCACTACCAAAGATACCATCTACCCCGTTAGTAGAATATCCTAATGTAACAAGTTTTTCTTGTAATAGTTTAGTAATATTACCACTTGCACCTTTCTTAAGTGTAGGGCAACCTTTTAAAGTATTAGCTCCTGGAATACCATCTACTTTTTGATTTGAAAAACCTTGCTTATTGCATTCAGCTTGAAGTCTAGCTACCCAATCATCTGTATTAGATACTGGAGCTTGTACTGGTTTGCTTACTTCTTCTTTTTTTACTGGTGTATCGCTTTCACTAACCTTATCATTTACAATAGCTTCAGCTATAGCTTTCCCAATTGCATCTGCACCTAATTTCTTATATAGTTCTACATCTTCAGTAGCTTCTACGAAACAAGTTTCAACTATCATAGCTTTCATTTTAGTATGCTTTAACTCATATAAACCAGTTCTAATTTTTTGACCTCTATTCTTAAATCCTAACTCTTCTAATGCATCAACAACTCTTTGAGCTATCTCATGTGTAGAATATACGCATACCTCACTACCTAGAGCCCCATTATAACTATCATAAGCTTTGTTAAAATGGAATGATACAAATAAATCTGCACCCCACTCATTTGCTTTATTAACTCCATATGCTAAATCTGCACTTATACTTGAAGTATAATTTACTGGTGGTGTTACATCTAACACCTCATACCCTAATTTTCTTAAATATTTGATAACTGCATCTTTAACTTTTCTATCTTCTGTTAGTTCATCAATTAAGGCTGATGCTCCTGTAGCTTTTTCTGTGTGGCCACCTCTAACTGCTATTTTTTTAATTGCCATAATTAACTCCTTCTTTCTTTAATATATTTTTATAAATTAAAAGAGAGCCTATTGGCCCTCAAAATTATTCTGATTTATTTAATTGCTTGTATGTTTGATTTACTCCAACAGCTACTCCCCAACAAAGTATTCCGTATAAAACTCCATTAACAATAGTATCTAAAGCTACTTTGTATTGAGTATTTATAATATTTAATAATACAGCTATAGTAATTGAGAATAACATTAATAATGAAGTTATAAACTTATCTGGTACAGTTTCTAGCTTTTTAAGAAATACACCTACTACATACGTTGCAACAATAACAATAATTAAAAATTCAGGTATAAAAGTCATTAAATTTTCCATGATTAACGCACTCCTTTATTTAAAATTTATTAAAAAGGCAATTACTGTACTTATTAAAGCACCAGCAATCGCTCTCCATAGCCATGTATTAGAATTTTCTAAGTCAGATATTCTATTATTTGCTACTTTAATTTTTTCTTCTTGTAGTTGAAATTTTAAGTCAGTATTTTCAGCATTGCTTTTTAATGTTGATTTTATTTCTGCTATACTTTCTTTAATTTCATAAAGAATATTTTCTTCTGCCATGCTTCACCTTCTTTTCTCCAATCACTTGGAATTTTAAATATAAAAAAGAAGCTAGATTTTACTCTAACTTCTGACTTATTTTTGATTTAGTTTTACGAACAATATTTATCATTTGTGAACGAACTAAGCTAATTCAATTATTTTTAATGATGAAAATGCCTTGACATTTATCAATTCACTACAATTAAGAGTAATTGTGAATTGATTCGATTTGTCTGTTATTACTGTAGCATTTGCGTTAATACTAGGATTTAGTACATTTTGTTTATTATATGTTGTTTTATTCCCATCTTCTTTTTTAACTCTCCAAAAAGTAACATAAACATCATTTAATGAGTTAAAAGCATCATAGGATATTAGATTTAATTCAAATAAATAAATTTTATTATCTTCTAATGTATATCTAACTTCATTCTGTAATACATTATCTCCTTGAATTACTTTATTGAATACCAGGGTATTTTCTCCAGGTCGTAGAGTTACATCATTTTCAAATTCAGCTAAATATTTTACACGAGGAGCATTTTTAACTGCCTTTATATAACTATTTGGTAATTCGGTGATATAATTACGCTCACTATTATTTTGCTTTGCTTTGTACAAGTATTTAGTAATAGGAGAAATATTTAAATGAATAAAATCATCTGAAACTCTAGCCTTTAAATATACTTTATAATTGATAATTCCATTAGATAAATTACTTTCATCTCTAACCGCAAAAATCTCATCTTCGCTAAACAGACCGTTTTCTATTGTTATTTCCTCTTTTCTGTATGTTGAACTATCTGTTAAATGGTTAGCTATTCTTATATGAATTTGCCCATATTTAACTCTAGTATCAGCAGAAGTAGTTACCGTTATAAAAGCTCTAAGAACTGCCTTAGATAAAGAATTATAACCAACACTATTACTACTTGAAGTTACTTCTAAATCTACATTGAATATCTCGAAATATCCTTCCCCACAAGGGTAATAATATTCATATCCATTAGTTAAGTTTTTTAAAACACCAATATTTTCATTAAAGTTTCCATCATGGTGTATTCTATAACCATTAATCGTGCTTCTATTATTCATCATTACCCCACCTTTCTTTTATAATACTTTCTGCTTTTCTATCCAAGAAAGTCCATGTCGTATCATCACTACCACTAATCCACCAACTTATGCCAGTTATCCAATCAGTCGATTCTACATATCCAATCATATCTTCATAAAATATAGCTTGTACATCTTCATTGTATTTTTGTAATTGGTTAGTATCCCATTCCCAAGGATGTAAATGACTATATTCATAAGGTTGTATTCCGCATTCAGTTATGAAAATTTTCTTTTTATTATAATTAGGATTTTTATATTTTCCTTCTATATCATAATCTGTATATTTATAAACCTCTAATAAAGTGTCACCTAAATTACAAACAGGATTATTTACTGTATTACTAGGATAGCAGTTAAAACAAATATAGTCACAGAAATGATTTAAAACATTATATTCACTTGAAGTTGTAGGTGAACTTATTAATTCAACATTTGGATACGTGGTTTTAATATACTTACATAGGTTTAACCAATTAGTTTTATAGTTATCATTATCCGTTAAAAATGGTGTTTCATTCATCAATCCAATTCTAACAATATCTCCAATATTTAAAATTCTAATTAAAACATTTTTATAACTTTCAAACCATAATATTTTGTCAAATGTTTCACCAAAAGTATCGCCCCAACAATGAACTTTTACTGTTAATTTTAGCCCATTATTTTTGACTAAATTACAACAATTTATCAACTTATCGAATGTGAACGCTAAATCAACCCTCGTATTACGATTATATATAACAGGACACAATATAACATCTGTAATTCCTAAAATCTTCATCTTAATTAATTTATCATTAAAATTATTTATAAAGTAGTCCATTTCGCTATCATTCTGCAATTGTATCCCAACACTTCTTATAGTTAAAGAAGTAGATATGTTATTTATTTTCTTATTTATATCAGTAATGTTTTGTTCCAATTGCGAACCTAACTCTTGTATATTTTCTTCAAGTTCAGGTACCTTTTTTGCTTTTTCTTTATAATTATCATATTCAGAAAGTGAAGCCAATCCATTTAAAAGAGCATTAAATTCATTTGTAGAAACGATAGAATTTTCACTGTTTATACTTTTATCAACCTGTAATTCAAATATACTTGATGTTATTTTTTTATCATTTTCAATTATCATCAACTCTATTTTTACAATTCCTGCTACAGCTAAAACTTGATTTGTAAGTTCGAGAGTGCAATGTCCTGTATTTCTATTATTAATTATTAAATCATTGAAAACTTCAGTACTATCCGGTTTCAACATATAAGCCCTAACACTTCTATTTTCTAAATTAAAGGGCATAGATCCATCTAATAACTGAAAAAGCAAGAATCTACTTTTTGTATCTCCTTGCTTTGCTTTTATTTTTTCATATAGATTTTTATTTATATCTAATTTAATTACTTTAGTTATCATTATTACACCTCGCAATTAACTCTAAAATCTTTAACTGCTTTATCATAAGCTTCTTTATTTTTCAAATATATTTCTTCATTGAAAACTTGAGGTGAAGGATAACTATATAACTCATTATTCTCTTTAATTGCGTATGCAATTAATATTAAAACCTCACCACCATTAATAATATCGGTTTCTGTTATTGTTAATTTCTTTTCTGTTCTAGTATCATTTTTTATATTCATTTTCCATCACCTTCTTATTTATTTATTTTTAAATTAATGCTACAAGCAGTTATATTACTATAATCACTTCCGTGAGTTGTAATACTATTTATTGTGCCATTTTTAATACCATCTACAATAGATTTTGATAGAGTAAAAGTATTAGTTTGTCCCCAGGATAAAGTTCCGACATAAGTCTTATTGTAATATGACGGTGTACCACTTGTACCATTACAACTAGAACCACCTACGTAAATCTTCACTCCGCTACTAGAACCACCTGAATTTGCTCTGGTTAATGTAATTGTAGCTCCATCTAGAACAGTTCCTCCATTTAAAAAGCTTCTTATAGCTGATAAATCAAAGAATAGGTGTCCTGCTTTATCACCATAACTACCATAAACACCACTTTTACATTCTCCTACTTTCCAATTACTCCATAAATATTGATAAGTAGCCATAGATGTTATCGAAAAGTCTTTATAAGTATTTATAGTTGGTGGTATAACTGGAGCATAAACTGTACTCGCAGTTTCAACTATTGTACTAATTTCTTTTATAGTTCCACTAACTTCCTCCAATATACCTTGTTGCCTTATACTGTTACTATCATTTTCCCCTATAGTTACTAAAGTACCTTCAAATGCCCTTACTGCTTTAGTATTACTACCTCTACAACTACCGGATAACCATACTTGACCACCTCTAACACCCAAAGCAGAATAAGCTTTACAAAAATCTATATTATCCATTTTCCCATGTGAATCTTGGACATGAATTCCATATGCAGACGTGTCTGTTAATAACGATGATAATTCAAACTTTGAACAATTTATTACTTCAATTCCATTTGTAGCTTGTATCATAAACCCATCTTTGCTTTGATAACTCGTTCTACCACCGTAAACTGATACCCAATTTGATATATTTCTTAATACTACACCATAATCATTTTCAGTTTTAAGAATAAATTTATTATTAAATCTTATATCAACTTTCCCATTACCACTTAATCCTGTTAAATAAAAAAGATCATTAACTACTCCTTCTGTAACTACATAAATAAATAAATCTTTATTTATTATAGGCATAGACTGCACATACTCTCGTAATTGATTAAAATCTGTGAATGGATAGTCTATTGAACCATTTCGTATAATATTATTTGAATTATGGTCTACATATAAATTAGAATCCCCTATATACACATTTTCAATATTTTTAGCAAATACTTTATCCGCTTTTAATTCAGTCCATGATTCTTTGCTTGCTAATGATGCAATAATTTCATTATTTTCATCTAGAATATAAAATCCTTCATTGTCAATTCTTGTTCTTGTGTTACCTTCACTGTGAGTTACTTCTAAATAATCATCATCTATAGATAATGCTAAATTACCATTAGCACTCATAATAGTACCTGTTTTTATTAATGAAGCATTTAATTCTCCTGTAGTAATACAACTAGCGTTTATCTTTCCATCTATAGTTATAGCTAATGTATAAGGCCCATTATAACCTTGTTGCGAAAATGCAATACCATTTTTATTCATTCTAATAACGTTAATAGAACTTTCAACTTGTGGAGAATCCATTATTAATATCTCATTTTTTCTAGCAACTACATATGAATCTTTAATACCTGCTTCAATTAATTCAGTAGCTTCTTTCATACTTTTATCAAGAATATCTTGCCAACTGTTGCCTCCTAATTGTTCTACTACTTTATCTACTGTAGTTTGAACCTTATCAATAGTAGAGAATACATTGCTTTTTAAATCCCCTAAATCAAAATCCTCATAGCAATCTTTAATATTGTTATACTTATTAGCAGTCATTTTAAGCTTAACATTAAATCCATACTCTTCTAAATTAGCAGTAATAATATCTCCTTGGAAAATACGTTCATTAAGTTCAATTCCTTTATATTGGTCAGTTTTAGTTAAATCAATTACATTTAACCTTAAATTACAATTGGGTTTATCAATATTAGATTCATTAAACAACTTATCACATTCAACCCTAATAGCTGCATATACTTCTTCTAAAGTTTCATATCCCTCTTCATCATAGTTATTTTCGCTATACTTATATTTTATATTATCAAATTTAAATTCTTTTATTCTAGGCTCTGGATAGTTCTTTAGTAAGGAAGAATAATAAACCCCCTCTGGCAATGTTAAACCATCATAAGTTATAGGATTTATACCAGTAACTACAGATGATATATCAATACTACCTTCCATATCAGTAAGGTTTTTACCTATTAAGACTTCAACACCTCTATCTTGGCCTACGCTAGTATTCATAGATATATTGAAGTTATCTAATACTAAATAACCACCCCATCTATTAATAAAGCAATTATCATCACTACCAACTAATGAGGTAATACCATTCTTTCTTACCATTCTAGCACTAGCAACCGTATCAATATTGGATGTTAAATTATATTTACTATTAAATACTGTACCACCTTGTATTTGTTTAATTGCAGCTCTACCACTTTTTTCAACTATATTAATATCTTGAATAAAATTATTTTCAAAATCAAAGGCTATATGTTGTCCAGTAGTAGTTATATATTTCTTATTTTTCTTATTCAATTTTAAAATTCTAAATAATTGCAGTCCTTTTTCAGTAGGTAATTGTAAAATCATTCCTTCTTTAATAGATTCAGATTTATCATAATCTTTTTTGAATTTAGATTCACTTACCCACTTTCCATTTTCACTCCAACTAGTATAAGAACTTATAACAATATCATCTAAAACTTCTACTCCATCATGAGAAAAAATAGTTTCATCTGCTTTAAATAATGTAATCATATTATCCACCTATAGTTCGGGGTTATAGCTATCTTAGTTATATTCCCATCCCAACTTATGTTATTTTCGCCTACTTTTATAATAGGAAAATTGCCTATCTTTTTAGAATTTTGATTTTCTAAATCTTTATAGCTTCTCATTTTAACACTATCTATTGTTATATAATCCTCTACACCTTTTAAAGTTATCTGTTGTTCATCTATTAGAATATTTATATCTCCACTTCCCCAAATAGTTATAATAGGCTTAGAGTAGTTACTAGCATAATTATAAATACAAGTATCTTTTTCACTTATAACAATTTCTTCATTATCAACACTATATCCAAAAGGTTGGCATCTAAAAGTAATATTAAACTCATACCAATTGCCATATTCGTTATTTTTAAATATTTCATCTATTGGAATCTCACTTACTATTTGCATATTGTAAAATCTATCCTGGAAATTAGAAAAAATCACTTTCCCGTCTTGTAGAAAAGTGATTAATTCATCTGGGTTTTCACCATTATAATAAACTTTACAAATTTTTGTAGTAGGCTCATAAGTTTCATCACTTACAGTTAATGTTCCATCTCTACCTAAAACAGTAACTTCTTCAACTCTTTTCTTAGGAATAGTTATAGAAGGTAATTCCTTAACAACTACTCCATGATCTAAACTACATTCATTGTTTATAATAAAAAAATCTTCCATAGTTACCTCCTATATTCTCCTTACTTCTGTATACTCGCTTATTTCTTCAATAATTTCCCTTACATCTGTAACTCCATTAACTTCTACACCACCATAATTGTTGTTAATAACATTATTTAACTCTTTACTATCAATTGCTTTTTTAACTTCATCAAGTTTAACTATCATAGTTCTTAATAAATCACTTGAACTTTCATTAGATAATTGTTTTGATTGCATTCCTTTAAGTATTTCTTGTGTTTGTCTAGCATTATAAACAGTTTCTCCACCTTCCATATTAACTAATTGCCTACTTGTTGCAAGAGTGGCTATCCCACTACGAGATACTATCAACTCTGGACCATACTCCGCTACAGTAGCTAACCCTGTCATAGCATTATCTGTTCCTGTTGCATACATGGTTGATCCATTATAATAAGGCTTACCAGAAGAAGTATATTGAACACCAACTATTACCTGTTTGTATGATTGAATGTTATCAATATTTCTTTGAACTGCTGATGCGGTTCCATTATCAGTTACTATTATACTTGCTTTTTTACCATCAGTACTTTTCACTTCTTCTCTTGTATTCTTTAATTTTCTAATAACTTCATCTGTATTATCTCCAATATTAATAGGATTGCCATTAACATCTAATATAGCCTCTACAACATTTCCATTTGCATCAACTACTTCATCAAGCTTGCCTATTATTTCTCCACTTGCATTAGAAATGTTACCTTGAGCATCAATATAAGCATCTCCCATAATTAAGCAATTCGATAATACTCCTGCCGCAGTTTCACTCCATGCAGCTACTTCATCTCTTAATACTGCTTCATCCTCTTTTGACATAGCTGCAACATTTTGAGTATTTAAGTCATATACCCCTTTTAATTGTCCTGTAGTTGCATCTATACTCACATAAACATCTTTCCAATTTCCTGTAGCAGTATCATAAACCCTTTTATAACCACTTTCTGTTACTTCAGCAATACCTTCATAATGATTTCTCATTTGTTCATATTCTTGATAATTAGCTAAATCTCTTCTTGCAATTTGTTCACCAGTATACCTGTTAAATATATTTGCTAATTCCTCATTGTTTTGAATTGCATAATCAACGTTTGCATCATATTTTTCTTGATTTACTCTCAACTCTTCTGCTTTAGCTGCTTCTAATCTATTAATAGTATCATCAACCTGTATCTTTTCTTCTTCAGTTAAAATATCATAGTTTTGTTTAGCAAGATTTATCAAAGTATCATAGTTTGTTTGGGTTGCTAATTGCTGTTCTTGATATTGCTCATATCTTTGTTGTAGTAATTTAGTAGCATTTTCTGCATCCATAGTCGAAACTCTATTTTGGAATTCTTGTGTAGCATATTCAATTTCATATTGATTACTAGCTTGACATTCTAACTCTAACTGTTTAATTTGCTCATAATAATTTCTAATAGCAGCTTCTTCTTCGGGAGTTAAGTTTCTCCCCTCTGCTCTAGCATTATTAATAATATTATTTATTTCGTTTTGTAAATTTTGTGCTTCTTCTTTTTCTTTGCTCCCTCTATTATTCCAATATTCAATTAAGGATTGTTCAGATTCATCAATAACACCGTCCATACTGAAAGCTTCTCTAATTCCATTTTGAACTTCTGAATATTTACTATCAATAGCTTCTATACAACCATCTAAAGCGCTATTAACTCTTTCTGATAAGGTATTAGCTTCTTCTTCAGTTATAACTCCATCAAAATTAATTTCATTTAATGACATATTAAAGTCTTGAATGTCTAATGTCATTTCCTTTACTGAATCTTGAAATTCTTGACTTATATTTTCATTAAAATCTTTATAAACTAAGCCCATTTCTATTAATTCATCTTTGGAATAAGTGGTCATTCCTGTTAAGTCGGCCATCATTCTTTCCATAAAGGACATTTCTTCTCTTGATACTGCAATAGATTGGTTAGCTGCATCTGTTGCTTCATGCCACGCATAGAATCCTGCTCCTACTGCTGCTAATGGCAAAGCTACTGCTCCAAGAGAAGCAACTAATCCACCTCCAGCTAAAGATGTAACAGTACTAACTAAACTTATTGTTTTTCCTATACCTGTTACAAGCTTTCCTCCAATCATCATTAATGGTCCAATAGCTGCAACTGTAGCCCCTACACTAACTATAGTTTTTTGAGTTGCTGGATCTAATTTATTAAAAGCGCTAACCATATCAGTTATCTTATTTACACCTGTAGTCAATGCAGGTATTAAATTTTCTCCTATAGCGATTCCAGCACCTTCTAAAGCAGACTTTAATTGTGTTACTTTTCCTTTAAGATTATTTTGCATTGTGTCTGCCATCTTTTTAGCAACACCATTGCTTTTATCTATTGCACCAGTTAATTTATTAAAATCTGTTTCTGCAGCATTAACTATAGCTAATAATCCAGACATACCTATTTTACCTGCAATAGCTTCTGCATTACTTGCTTTCTGTGCATCAGTCATATCAGCAAATGCTGCTCTTAAATCAACTACAACATCATTAAGATTTCTCATAGAACCATCACTGTTTTCTACTTCAATTCTCCATTTATCAGTACTCTTAGTTGCTAATTCAACTCCACCTTGTAATCCTAAAAGTATTTGCCTTAACGAAGTACCTGCTTGGCTAGCTTTAATACCCGAATTAGCCATTAAACCTAATGCAACTGCAGTATCTTCTACACTATACCCCATCGCTCCAGCAACCGGCGCAACATATTTAAATGACTCTCCAAGCATTGCAACATTTGTATTTGCATTACTACTAGCAGCTGCTAATACATCTGCAAATCTAGCACTTTGGTCTGCACTTAATCCAAATGCAGTCATGGCATCAGTACAAATATCACTTACTAATGCTAAATTTTCTCCTGAAGCTGCTGCAAGGTTCATTATTCCATCAATACCATTAAGCATATCAGTAGTTTTCCAACCGGCCATTGCCATATAACTAAAAGCTTCACTTGCTTCTGTAGCACTAAATTTAGTGTTAGCGCCTAACTCCTTAGCTTTTGCACTTAATTGCTCCATATCACCTGCAGTAGCACCAGAAATAGCTTGTACTTTTGACATTCCCTCTTCAAAGTTAGCTGCTACAGTTAATGATGCTGCTCCTGCTGTTACAAGTGGAACTGTTAATCCAGTTGTTAGTGTTGAACCAACACCAGTAACAATTCCTCCTAAAGCTTGTACTCTAGTACCAGCCTCTTGAGTGTTATCAGTAAATGTAGATAACTGTTGCTTCGCTGTCAATAATCCTGCACTATATTTGCTATAATCAAGTTCTAAATAAGCTACTGCACTTCCTGCATCTACACTCATAATCACCCTCCTTTCTATAAATTTGGGCATAAAAAAAGAACCACCTAAATTTAAGTGATTCTTTCATTTTTACTCTATATCATATTTTTTTCTAAACTCATTTTCCAAACCAATAGATTTATAATAACCTTCATTTGTTTTATCATTCTTAATTCTTGCTTCACAATACTCTATCAAAGGCTTATTAATCTCTATTAATTCATTTTTAATTTCTGATGAAATATTTTTATCATTTTCTATGATTATATTTAAACTTTCTAAAGCATGTATTCCATCATCATAGCTACTTTTATTAATTTCACCAGTTTCATTCTCGCTAAATGATGTTTTCACTATATAATTTCCTATCCCGCTTTTAATAGTTAAGTAATTTAACGCTATCTCATTCTCATTTATTAAATTTACTTCTTCTTGTTTTTCCTGGCTGTTACACCCTAATAATAAAAATATAGATAATATTAAACTTATAATTGTTATTCTTTTTTTCATGTTATCCCCCTATAATACATAATAATTAATCTTATTATATACTACATTGGTATAATTTTACTACTTATATTTTTCTAAATTAGCTTTCATTTCATTAATAAGAGATGAATTATTATTTGCTTTTTCAACTTTCACCTCATCCTTATCGCTCCAGTTAGGTTCTTTTAACCAACTATCTTCTAAATGGACTTTGTCAGCTTTCTTTACCTCTCTCTTAGTTTTCATAGATAAAATATATTCACAAGCTTCATCAAAAATAAAAGCGAGATACGAATCATTTATATTCATTATCTCACTAGGCCTTTGATTGTACCTTTGGCTTATTCTTAGTATTCTTAATATTTTCTTGCTTTGCACGAAAGGATGTAAGTGCTTTAATACCTATTTGAGTATAATTATATATCTCAAGTAATTGAGCATCTGTTAACTCTAATCCTATTTTCTCTAAATCATCATAAGTAGGCTCTACCATAGCAGTTTTAGCCATTATAGTAAGCAACTCTTTTTGTTCTTTCATATTAATTACATCTTTGGTAGTCTTAGCACCATTAAATAATATATAAGCTGCATTTAGTAATGGATTAGGTATGTCTCCATTTGCAACTAAACCTAACATACTAGGTCTTTTTAATTTACATACAAATGGTTCCTCTCCCCATCCTATTAACTCTACTTCTTGTCCTTCTGCTATTTTTTTTAAATCCTCTATACTTGTAACTGCCATACTTTATTCCTCCTATTAAACCGGTAATTCTTCTAAAAACTCTAAATTATAAGGGGCTATACCTTTTTTAACTCTACTTGAGATTGTATAAGCAGGTGCCATAAATTCACCATCTTTAAACGTAAATGATACTGGCTTTCCTTTACACCCTTTAAATGCAAAACATTGATATCCTAATGTTTCACCATCTCCATCTTTTTCCTCTGTATAAATTTTTGTAGTAAACTTAACTCTATTAACTACAGATCCTACAGCTGGTGGATTATATCCTGTTACCTTTAATGATTCTGCTTCACCAGTTGTTACAAGTTTTCCTCCATCTACAATAGCTAATACTTCTGGCACCATAACTACCTGAGTTAAATTTATATCTGAGCCATACTGTATATCCTCAGTTCTATTTGTAGCTAATATAGAATTTTTTACTCTAAGTATAGTTTCGCTCCCTTCACTTACTACTGGTGAATATGTAGCTTCTGATGCAGTATCAAACCTATAAGTTTTTGGTGAATCCTCTTCTGTTACAATCTCAACTCTAACAATATTGACTATAGGTTTTTCTGTTAACTTTTCTATTGCCATTCTTTTCACTCTCCTAATTTAATCTAATATATTTTTCATACATAATTGAAAAAGTTAATGCTTTCTTATCATTATCTGTTACTATTCCTGTTTCATTGCCTGCATATCTAATTGATTTAAATTCTTTTAATAAATCAACTATTTGTTTTCTGAAATCTTTAATTTTTGTAAATCTATTTTCAGGAATAAAAAAAAGGATATCTATATATCCCTTTCCTACTCTACCATTTGAACTATTTACTCCATCATCTTTTAAAACAACATAAGGCTTTTTACACTCTCCTTGGTGCTGTCCTACAAAGTAAACATCTATTTTGTTATCTTGTAGATATTCAAATAATTTAACTATCATCTAATCACCTTAACCCATCCACTTAAAACTTGCCCTGACCACTTTTGAATAGTTGGCCATAAGATTGCATTACGCTTTTCGTGGCATAATTCTAAGTATTTAAAATGAGGTGTATTTCCCCTTAACCTAATTTCCATAGACTTTCCTTTACTAATAACTTCAGTATCCATAGTTTGTCTACTGTTACCGGTTCTATCAGTCCAAGGAGCATTTGCTTTTGCATCATTAATCATTTTCATACCAACAGTTTCAGCATATATGCGTGTTCCTTGTTGAACTTTTAATTCCATTTCTGCTAAGCCTTTAAATAATCCAGTAGCATCTAATCTAATTCCCATAATCATACCACCTTTAAATCTAAATCCAATGGCAATTCCATTAATGGATATATTTCATCATTATCTATAATAGTATCTTGATTCTTTATAAGATGATGTTTATTTAATTGGATTAAACAATAAACTTCTAAATTCTCACCTGGATCAATAATTTTATAACATTTGTTATCTATGAAAATAAAATCAGTTGTTCTAATGTTCTTAGAAATATCATTAAAATCTACTAAATAATTTTTATCAGCTTGTTCTATATTAATTCCAGCATTATCTATTGTTATACCTAAATTTTTTGTAGTACTTTTAGAATAAAATACACCTTCAAGCTCTCCAACTATGCAATACCCTGCCTTTTCATTATAATTATTTAATACTTCCCTAACTACATACCCTGCGCTTGGCATCTGTTTTATAGCTTGTTTTACTTTTTCTCTGAGATATTCCTTACTTAATGCCATATCAACACCTCTTTAGCCTATTAATATATCCACTACTAGATGTAGTTAAATTATTTTTATTAGCTAATTCAATTGATTTTTTAGAATATCTTTCAGCTAAGTTAATCCAAAATTCAGCCCCAGCACTTTCTATAGTTATAGGACCTACAGTAACCTTATTGTCTCCATCAGCTTTTAAATAGCATAATGTTGAAGCAGTAGTATAAACATCATTATCATTTTCATCTAAGAATAGTTGTAATTCTTCATCACTAAAGAATGGATATTTGTTCTCTAATAAAAGAATTTTTAATTTATTTATCATATTACCCTCCTAACTAATAAGAGGGCCTAAACCCTCTATTATTAATATACTTTTGCAAAGAAGCACTCATCAGCTTTTTCGAAACTTGGCATACCTAATTGAGATACTTTAGTTTCAACATTTACTGGATCTTCTTTAGCCATAGTAGTAATAGCTACTCCAGTATTAACTATTTGTGTATCTAACTTACCACTTCCAAATACTGCATCTGCTTCCTCTGGAGTTGTTCCATAAACAGTCTTTCCTAATGTACCTTTTGGAATTAATGTAACTTTATTATCTTCATAATAAGAAACAGTTTCTCCAGCTTCATTTACAAATGTTCCATTTACAACTGCAACTGTAAGTCCAAATTTTTGTTGTAAATAATTTTTAATGTCATTTTCAGTTACAATATAATTAGTATTCATACCTTTAATATCATTAACTATAGCTGTATTCTGGCATACATATCCAAAGCAAGTATCAGTTAATACTAATACTGTTGGTTTCGCATACCCTTCATTAGTAAATACTTTTTGCCATTTAATAATATCTCCTACTATATCAGCAGTAGCAGCATTCCATTTCTTTGATGTAGTTCCAATAGTTTCTTTATGATTACTTGGAACATTGTAATCTACAATTACATCTCCGGCATCAGAAGATATGCTAATAGTCCCGTTTTGAATTAATTGAGCTCTCATTCTTCTCATTTGAACTTCTGCTCCATCAACTAATACCTTATAATTTTCATAAATAGTTGATAAAATTTGATCTACTATATTTTGATTATTAGCTTGTAATGCTAACATCAGCTTCTGTCTTTCCTTTTCATTTACAAGAATAGACTCTTTCATGAAAGGCATATCTCTCTTTTCGATGTCTACTGCTGCTTTCAATACTCTTGGTCTAACATTAACATCAAAACTAGACATACTTAATGCTACTGGTTTTTGTTTAGCCCCTTTAGCTAATTCTATCTCCATTCCATATTGCTTGTCCGCAGGGAACAACTGCTTATCTAGCGTACTTTCTTGTGGTAAATTTTTAATATATAATGCTATTTCTTTAGCACTTATAAAGTCAAAAATATTCATATTCAATTCCTCCTAAACAAATAATATTTGTGGTAACTTAGCTTTAACATCAGCTGAATAATCAACTCCACCACTTAATTCTTTTGCTACTTTTTCAACTATAGTACCATGAGTTAATACAGGAATAACTATATTGTTACCAGCTTCATTGGATACATTAACTTCATAAAGCACCATTCCTAATACAGGTTCTGTTATTGCTTCTGCTGCCGAACCATTAGCTAATACAGTTCCATCTGCATTAATAACAGTTCCTGCTTTAATAACTCCGCTTGATGCTATTGATTTAGCTACTTTTTTGTTTATAGCTGTGTAATGAGTGTTAGCAAGTATATTTTTTTGCTCACCCATCACTGTTGTTTTTGAATAATTCATTTTATCAACCTCACTTTTTAATATTTAATTTCTACAGTTTGGCTTTTTGCTTCTGCAAGCTTTTCCCCTATAGATTTTTCTTTCTGATTTCCACCTGAACTTTTACCCCCAGTTGAAAAGTCTGGTACTCCTCCTGGTATTTTTTCAAATAAGAAGTCATTCTCTTCTTTAATGACTTTTAGCTGCTCCTCGATACCTTCTAACTTTCCCTCTTTAAGAGTAAGTTTCTCATTATCTAGTAATGCCTTTACTAGCTTTTCATTTTTTACTTTAGCTGCTTTTAAAGCACTTTCTAAAGCAGTATTGAAGTCTTTTTCAGTTGCAGCCTTTTTAAGATTTTCAACTTCCTTAGATAATGTTTCTTTTTCATTTTCTAGATCTTTAAAACCTTCTATCTTAGTAACTGCATCATCTAATTCACCTTCAAGCTTTTCAATCTTTTCCTTATTTTTCTTTAACCTTATATCAGCATTTTCTTCTGAGGTAGTATAAATCTTTTCAGCTTTCATGGTTGTTAAAACTTGTTTAATAGCTTTATCATCTAATCCAGCTTCTTTTAAAATTTCTTTTAAATCCATTTAATAAATTCCTCCTTATCTACGCTTTTTACAAGTGTTGCTCTTGTTAATTTAGAGTTACTAACCATTCTTTAACGCCTACTGAATAGTAATTAAAGGCAATAAAAAAACACCTTAGCATTACTAAAGTGGGGTCTAGTATAACCTTGTTATATAAAACAAAAATAAAAAGCCTTAGTTTACTAAGACTTACTCAACAACTTCATATGTCATTTCAAAAATATCAGGCTTACAAGGATATATTTCTCCCTTTACACCTTTTATAACATAATCTCCACCATTACATTTATGAGTCCCCTCTAAAGTTTCTATAAGACAATATGCTTCATCTATGGAGTATCTTTTATGATCGCAATTACACAATGTAACAGTATTATCACTTACTTTATCTATAAACCAATCTGGCATATTATCCACATAAAATTTAAATGCTTCAATCTCTACTGGTTTCTTTCTGTACTTAGCCATTACTTATTTCTCCCTCAATTCTATATTTTCTATTTCTGCTCTTTCTTCTAAATATTTAGCATACATTTCCATTGATTTTAATTGACCATTTAATAAATCATAACTACAAGATGGCTTAAATGTTAAAGTCCCCGCTTTATATTTCTTAAGCATATTACTTAATCCAGTCATTCTTATTTTTAATTGTAAATACTCTGCTTTAAATCTCTCTTTATAGTCTACACTCACCATCATTTCAATAGTATCTTTTAATTCCATACTTTCACCCACCTTAATTTTAGATATGATAAAAGACTTTAATTACATTGTGATTTAGGTTTATCACACCATTTGCATCTGTAACCAAAGCCTTTTTCATATATAATTTCATGTTTATGATTCTTAGTATTAAATATCTGTTTCAATTTTTCTATAAAACTCATTGATTATCTCCCATATAAAGCCTTATATCTAGCATTTAAAGAGTTATTTCTTTCTAATAGTTCCTTATGTTCTTTCTCGTATTCTTCTACTGTTAACTCTTTTCTAAGGAACTCACCTTTTAGATTCTTAAACCTTTTATTGTTCTTCTTAATTTCTTTGTCAACATAGCTTATTACATACTTTTTATTACACTTAGGACAACAAAAATACGTTCTTTCTACTGTATTAAATAATTTCTCTGTTTTAATATTTTTCTTCTTTATAGCAAATTCCTTTTTACAATCATTACATATAACTTTCATAATTAACCTACCTTTAACCATTCATCTAAATAACTAATATCTTTACCATTAATCCATTCCCCAAGCTCTCTACCTATTTCATCTAAAGACTTAGGTATAACTATTGTTTGGATACATAAGCAATTTGGATGTGGAACTGGAACTTTATCTGGTGGGAAATTACCTTGACCTAAATTATAATAATCACTATTAGCATAATCATCACATTCATCTTCTCCAAATCTATCTACTTGCCTAGTTCCATGCTCTGCTGATAACTCCCAATGCATAGCCTCTGCATAAGGATTATTTTTAGCATTAGATACATTTTGAACATAAAACATATGATTCATAGCTGTTCTTAAAAGTCTTTGTGCATTATAATCAACCTTTCTGTTATAAAGTTTAGTATAAGTTTTCTTGAAGTCAGGATCAGTATTAGACTTAAGGAACTTCTCTAAATCTTTTATAATTTCTAAATAGCTTTTCTGTTCTGCCATTCCTTTAGTTAAAATATATTGAATATCTTTACCATTTTGATTTCCATAGCTCCATATACGGTCAGATAAACTTCTATTATCCTTATAGAATCCACCTTGTATAATTTGTCCTATTAACTTTTCATTTGTCGTATAAGCAAATTCTAGCATTGATTTATCTATGTCTAGAGTATATTTATTATTTATATAACTTAAAAAATCACCTTGAACACTAGCTGCAATCTCTGCACTTGTTCTTATAGAACTATCAGATACTTTAGCAAGTTCATTATTTAGTTCTAAAATCTTATATTTAATATATCTCTCATAATCTTTAGTCCAAGCCCTAGTAAATCCTCTTGATGTACTAGCCTTTTTAAGTAAATCATCGGCTGTACTTTCGTATATCTTAATGATTTTATTTAAAGTTTTAGCAGTTAATTTATTTTTTTCATTAACTGCATCTTTAAGCAAACTATTATATAAAGCATTTGAATTATTCATTATTCTTCATCCTGATCTCTAGTTTTATCATCATCTTCATTTAGAACATTTACTCCAATTTCTGTATTTTTATCTGTATTAACATTAAATTCGCCCATAGATGAACCTTCTAATAATGATTTTTCAGCTAATATATCATTAAATTCTTTTTCTGCATCTTCAGCGCTAGAGAATTCAGTTATATAAGATTTTCTAGTTCTTACATCAGCTAATACTTCATTAATTGCTGTAGCTTTTCTTTCCTCTTCATCTGCTGGAATAGGATAATTATGTTTGAATATTAAACTAAAATCTAAGTCTTTCCACTTAGGATTAAATCCAGGTAACTTAGCTTCTTCTGCTATAGCAATTATATATCTTATAACTTCTTCTAAGACCGGCCCCCAGTCATTCCATTTCTCCTCACAACGTGCAATAAGGTCATTATAAAGATATCTCATAGCTTTAGCACTCGGTATATTATTCATATCATCTAAACTAGGCATATCAAGGATATTATTCATATCCTTTTCTATTCTATCTAAATACATTTCTACACTAGATATATTAGATAACGAAAACTCTTGTCTCTGAATATTACCTTGCTTTCCTTTTTCTAAAGCCTCATCACTAGTTCTCGCTACATGTAATGCTCCAGGAGATACATTGAATTTATTGACATCATCAGGATGTAAATCTACACCGCTTTCTATACCAAATAGCCCAAATTTAATAGCATCAGCTACATCGCTAGTTGTTCTATTATATCTATCTTGACTTGGTTTTAAATCATGTAGATCAGTTTCTCCAAACTCTTCTCCAAGTTCTCCACCATTTTTAATAAGCCATGCTGGTATTTTATTCTCTTCAAACCCAATTTCTTGAGAGTCTTCTTTAATTGGTTTTGATAAATTATCTCCCTTATATGTTTCTATAACATACGTTGCTTTAGCTGGTGTATTTTCTTCAATAACTTTATATGTGAATTTATGAATATAATAAGTTTTCTTATTTTCATCATCTTCATATAAATAATTATTTAAATCCTCTTGAAAGAATCTAGCTTCTGTTAATACTCCATCAATTTCTTTATAAGAAAAATTTTCTACATCTTCATATCTAAGATTAATATTACCTGGAACATCTCTATTACCAACCTTAACTGATGCTCTTAGCATAACCCTTTTCTTAATTGTAGACATTAAAAAAGCCTGTCTAGTTTTCTTCCAGAACAGGTTTTTTCTAAGTATATTATCTATAAATCTTCTTAGTTCTTCTGCTAATTCTTTTTGATTAGTATCAAAAGGTACTATTGTTATATCAGGTTCTTTACTAAACATCCATCTAGCTTGTTTCTTTAAAAGAGGTTTTACTTTATTTCTAATATCTTGAGTTGGCTCATAATCTAAATTATCTTGACTTTCCCAGTTTTGACCTAACTTAGGCTTGTCATGAATGGCTTTTTTCTTATCTTCGCAAGCTCCTTTATAGTAATAATAATCAACTCTTACTTTTTTTCGTTCTTCTTTTTCTTCACTGCTAAGTTGCAATAATGTTTCTCTTACTGTATCCATTAGAAAACTCTTCCTCCTTTCTTATATGAATTGTAATTATTTTTCTTAACACCTTTACCTTTGCTATAAATCTCATTATCATAAGCATTACTCTTACCTTTTAAGACTATAGTATTTACAAAATATCTAACTGCATCCATAGCATGGTCATTTTCCTTAACTGGTTTATCTTCACCTCTATTTGCAGCCTTTTCATCCCATGAATACGAAAAAAACTCTCTAAACGTATTAATACAACAATCATTAAAGAATATTAATAGTTCATTGAGAGCTCTACCAACTTTTCTTATTCCATCTTCAACTTCATTCTTAGCATGTCTTACAGTATATTTCCCCTTATCTCTTATAAGAGCAATAAAAGAGGCTGCTGAAGGGTCAATTATTATTGCCTTAGGAATTATATCTCCTAAGAATTTTTCTAGATCATCATAGTATTGGTTATCGGTTTTTTGTTTTACTTCTTCTCTACCAGAATAGTAATATTCTTTAACTGCATACCATTTCCCATTACATTTGCCCCAAAGTATAAATACAGTAGCATTTTGAGTACCGTAGTCACAACTAACATAGTATTCTGAATAGTTTCTATCTTTGGTCAAAACTTTATGAATAGTTTCATCAAACATATCATATATAATTCCCTCGGCCATAACCCAAAGTCCTAATATATATCTTTTAAAGAATACTCCAGAATACATTTTTCTATATCTTTCCTTAACTCTTTCTGATAATGATAAGTTATCGTCCATAGTAAAATGTAGATATAATATATTCTTTTCTTCTTTCTTATCCATCCAATTTACTTTAAACCAGTGATAAGGTCCATCGGGATTACAGTTAAACCAGTATTTAGAACCATCAACTGAACAACGTCCTGTTGCTTGGTTAACAAAACTTTCAGGCATTAATGCAACTTCATCAAAGAAACATCCTGCTAATGTTATACCTTGAATTAAGTCTTGTGATCTTTCATCTTTACCGCCAAATATATAAAAATAATTAGACGTATTTCCTTTAGTAACTATAATTAAGTTATCTGCTCTTAAATCTTCAACTTTATATCCCCTTGATTTAAGCATAAGCTTTAACCAAAATAATACGTTACGCCTAAATGAACCAATGGTTTTACCACACATTCCAAAGTTCTGATATTTAAATGTCTCCATGGCCCATATAACATATGATAATGACATAGAAACAGTTTTACCACTTCTGATACTTCCATCAGCAATAATTCCATCTTTATCTTTCATAGGTGAGTTAGGCATCCACCATGTTAATACTTTTAATTGCTTAGTAGAAAATGGACTAAATTTAAAGACAGCCTTTTTAATTTTATTAACTATCTTCTTCATCTGCCCACACCTCTTCAACTTTATTTCCTAGTGCTGCTATAAATCCATCATCTTCAACTTCTTCCTCTTCTTCATATGCTCCTGATTTAATCTTAGCTAATTCTAATTTTTGTTTTTCTATTTCTAACTTTTCTGATGTTAATTGGTCTAATTGTCCATAATGCTTATCTAACCATTCTAAAGCTTTCATCTTGTCATGAAGTTTGATTTTTACACCATCTTTTCCTTCTGATACTTCACTTATAATAGTTGTATCAACTTCTTCACTTTCATTTAGATTAATAAAATTATATTTTCTTACTTTTTGTTCTCCAGTTTCAGGATCAATAACTGGTTTAAAACTACCATCTTCATTCATGTTCCAAACTTTCTCTTCTTCTTGTCCAAACCTTAAGTAATCACCAATGTCTGCAAATGCTATTTTCATGTACATCTCAAACAATCTTTTGTTTAGTAACTTAGCCTCTACTTCTTCCTCTTCTAAGCACTCTTTAGTGAGCCTTTGTATTTCTTTTTTTATCTTAGGCTTTCTTAGACTCTTACTTCCTTCAACCATAGCTGTAGCATAACTACAATCATAAGCTTTCTTATATGCCTTAGTAGCATTAAAGTCCTCAATGTAATAAATACAAAAGAGCCTCTGCCTTTCAGTTAATTCAGTATTTTCTAATACCTCTTTAACCTCTTCTGCAATAAGCTCTTCCTTGCTACTTTTCTTATTAACTTTTTTCTTTTTCGAACGTTCGCTTTTAACTTCCTTCTTATCCGAACGTTCACTATCCCAGTTGTAAGTCTTTTTCCACCTTCTTACTGTTCCATCTGGAATATCTAACTCTTTAGCTATATCAACCAACTTATAACCTTTTTGGTATAATGCATATGCTTTATTTAGTTTTTCATTTGGAGCTCTAGCCATTACATATACACCACCTAACCTTAATAATTATACATTCATAAGGTAATAACCATTATGAGTAGTTTTAACCACCTTGCCTAACTTTCTTAATCTCTTAGCTTCATTCTTGGTTATCTTTTTCATATCTATGCACCTCTATATCATTAAAATTATTTTCTTTATCTCTTTGTAAATATCTTTATAGTTCATTTCTTTATTTATAAGCTTAGGTAATTTCATTGACATTACTCTTTCCAAAGCCATTATATCCAGTAAAATATCTTGATCTAAATCTTCTCTTTTAGTTCCTTTAGGTATTCCTAGCTTTTCATTTACTAACTTTGTAAAATGTATATAATACATATTAGGTTTATTACTACCTTGATCTATTGCATAATGAACAAATTCTTGAACTTCATCAGTAAAATCCCTTCTGGCTCTTTTGCTATCAGTTCTTACATTTAACCATTGTTCATCTTTTTCAGTTGCTATATAATAACCATTAACTCTTATCTGCTTTAATACACTACTTACCCATTTAGTAAATAATTTAGCTTCTGGTTTATTACTTCTAAATGATATATTGTAAACTGCCTCTTCAGAGATAAATAATTCTCCTCTATTATTTATAGGAGTTTCAAAATTTCGGTTGTATACTTTATATACATCTGATTCTTTAAATTTCTTTCTATACTCTTTATCAATATTCGGCAATAACTGCCTTACATTAATTACTCCTAATTCATCAGCAACATCATTTACACTAAACCAAATTTCATTACCATTATTTGACCACAACATTCTAACATGCTTTTCTAATAAAACTTTTAACATACCACAACAACTCCTTTTATGTTTATATATAAAAATAGCAGGGTACTTACCTCTTGTTGTAAATATCCTGCTATCTTATTTGCTTTAAAGCACCTTTTTCTCTTTTATATACTGCATGACCCATGCACTCCCTTGCATCATCTGTGTTCCCTACTACCTTTACACTTTTACTGTTACAATGAGAACACACTAAGAATCCATTGAAATCTACTTCTCTATATAATACAAATGTTGTCTTTCTACACTTCTTACACTTTAATATTAAATACTCTTTCTCCATGTTCTCACCAACTTTCATATAAAATAAAAAAGCACCTACCGTCTAAGGGTAAATGCTTTTTACTCAATGTTATAAAGGGTAAACGAGAAATATTTGGAATAATCATACCAGAAATATGGTTTTATTATATACTTAATATATTTAATATTCTATACCTTTTCTCTGCCATATTTGTGCCATATTTTTGAATTATTAAAGTTTATAATATAATTTTATTGTCTTAATATCAATCAAAATCACTCTAAAAATTAGATTTACCAGTTAGATTTAATTACATTTCCATTTTCATCGTAATATATATATTTTTGTGGTGATGGCATTTTATCTATTTCAAATGGGTCATATCCGCCACTGCCATAATCTTCAGAAATTCTTACCTGGTTTCCTCGTACAAAGCAATTTACATAATCATAATAAGCAACTCTAACTTGCAAAAAACTCTTAACGCAAGCAACCATTTTTTTATTTTCCTTTTCTATTATATGTTCTGGATTATACATAAAAGCAAGTATTAGTAATGAATATAAAAAAAAGATAATACTACCTATAATTGATGTAATTATTATTGTTCCCTTTAATATTTTACTTTTAACACTATTATATATAATTATTACTATCTGAATTAAAATTAAAAATGATAAAACAATAAAAATCCCAGTAAATATAAAACATGGAAAATTCATAAGTGCAAGATTATTAATTTTTAAAACATATACTAATAATTTATATCCTATAATTAATATGATTAAACTAACAAATTCAACAAAAAATATAATCTCTCTTTTCATAATATATCTCCATTTTATATAATTCATTTATTATTTATATTATACAGATAAATATAATGTTAAACAATTTTTTTATTGTTTAGCATTATTTTTTTATTGTTTAACAATATTTTTTGTTAATTCTATAGTTACACATAAAGTCTTCACCGTATTATTAAATTTTTAAAGATCATTTAGTTCGCAATAGTTTCAAATTATTCACTACTTCCAACCGTAAGATTCGCTGTATTCATGATAAGGACATGTTCCTTTTTTACCTAAAATCAATATAGTTTCATCATTCTTTGCTTTTGCTATGCTACATTGAGGATAACTCCATTCTCCTATTGTATAAAAGTATTTGCAGTTTCCACATTTTACATCACTCATTCAACTTATCTCCTTCTCCTTATTTGGAATTTTTCGTTACCAACGTTCTTTTTTAATTTCTGAATTCTTAATTCTATCAAGTATGGTTTGTACTTTATTAACTTCTCTTTCTTTGATTATTTCAGAACATTTCTTACTACAAGTAGGTAAAAATATCTCCATAAATGCACTTTCAACTAGATATACATCATCACCAATATCTCTTTGAACTCTGCAATTTTCACATTTATACATTCTCTAATTCCTCCATATCAAATTCACTAGGAATTATACTTTCAATTATTCTATAATCTATAGTGGTTTGAATACCATCCCTACCAAACCAAACATATCCACCAGTAAAACCTATTGAGTTTTCATTTATAATAACTTTGATCTTTCTATTTTTAGTTAATTTAAAAATGAAACTATCAAAATTAAATTTTATTAGTTCATTTATCATTCCCTCACATTTATTTCTTTCCATGACACCCTCCTTAAAATGCGAATATTACTTATCTTATCAACATTGTTGATAGTGCGTAATAAATTCAAAAATCTTATCTTTTTCATTAAATTTCCTCCTCTGTATGATTCAGATAATCATTTAATGTAATTGGTGTAATGTAATTTTCATTAACTGCGTGTTGCTTTGCTATTAATTTTCTAAATGCACCCACTAACTCTTTGTATTGTTTTCTTGGTACTGGGTCTTTTTTAACATCTACCTTACAACAAACATAACACTCTGATGGATTACCTTGTTCATCTTCTGCCATTCCAACTTCTTTTTCTAATCTATAACATAATCTAATTTTCATTACTCTTACTCCCTATGTTCACAGTAAATATTTAGATAACCTTCACTATCTACAAAAATTTTATTACTACTACCATCCTCTAAGTGATATTCTGCTATCCAATAAGGACAATTTATAGCATCACCTATATAAACTGCTTCATCTCCACTTAATTCAGTTGAAAATATCTTTACATTTTGTTCTTGAATCAATAAATCTAAAAAAATTCTTAATAACATAAAATCCTCCTTAAATCCGAATATTGTTTGAAATTATCACTACTCGAAAATAGTGAGTGATAATTTCAAAATCATTCATTACTTCTCAATATAATTAATCACATTTTTTACTATCATATTAATACTTCCATCACCATTACGCTGAATTTCAAACTTACTTTGGTCCTTGTATGCTTCTTTCCCTATATATAAATCAATATCTTTATCAATTTTAAGTCTTACTCTCTTAAACTTCTTCTCTACAAACTGCTTGTCTACTTTTATTTTTTCATCTAATCCATTGCCTTTAATATATACTTCAAAGTCTTGCTTCTTTTTTGGCTCATCTCTAAATAATTCATCTGCTAATTCAGTAATATTTATATTATCTTCTTCTTGAAGCTTATCCTTAACTGTAGTTCTTATATTTTCTGCTTCTACTGCATTTTCAGTTATATTGTTTCTAGTCCATCTTTCTACTGCATGGATAAATGCTTTAGTTTCTGTTCTACTATCTGATACTTGACTGCATCCTAAGAAGGTATTGCTAAAATAGTTTGCTCCATATTCATCATAATCTATTTTTCTGCCTTTATTACTATCTAATACCCATAAATCAAATGTTTGTCCTCCCCTTATTGGTTTAATAAATGCTGCCTTTTGAATTCTTTGACTACTTCCTGGTAATGCTGCACTATGTTTTATCAGGCCGACCCCTATTTTATTGCCTATAAAATCTACTTGATGAGTAAAACTATTAACATAATCTAACTTAAGTATTCCAAGCATTGGCCCTTGGTCGGTTATTATTGATGTTACGATAAGATCACAACTTGGAATATTGATATTACATTTCATTATTGCAAATAATTGCCTTGCTAATCCCTTAGATATCTCAATGATATCTCTATCTATTCCATTTAGATAATCTTGTACTATTTCCTTAACTAAATTTTTTTCTTGATTAAATGCCGCTGGTACTAAATCATCATTTTTAAATATCTTTTCTATATGCTTATATAAGAAGTTATAAGTATCTTCAGTTAATTCTAATGTGTATTCATTTAATATTGGCTCTCCTGCATTACTATCCAATACATGAATTACTGCATCTTGTATGTTAATATCATTTACTCTATCCCCAGTATCTATAGAGAACTTCTGCTCCTTATATTCAACCCCATTTTTCTTTTTAGTTTTATTTAATTCATATATCATAAACTCTTTACCTCCAAATTATTTAATGTATTAATAACTAAAATGGCATGTCTCCATCATCTACTGGTGTCATATCTCCAAAACCTCCATCATCTACTGGGGGATTCCAGTTGCTATTGCTATCATTGCTACTACCATTATCTTTGTTATTCCCGATAAACTCAAAACTTTCTACCATTACATCAGTAGTGTATCTTTTAGTTCCATCTTGAGCATCATAACTGCCAGTTCTAATACTTCCTGTAACTGCTAACTGCCTGCCTTTAGTTATATATTGAGTTATATTTTCTGCTGCTTTATTAAAAGCTACACACCTAATAAAATCTGTTTCATCTTTCTTAAATTGTCTTGTAATTGCTAATGTAAACTTGCAAACTGCTGTTCCACTTCCTGCTGCATATCTTAGCTCTGGATCAGCAACAGTCCTCCCTATTAAAATTACCTTATTCATTAATTTCTACCTCCTCAATTCCAATTTCAATATCTAATGTAACTTCATCTATGTCAGTTACTCCTATGATTTCATAATTAGTTTCCATCTTCTTTACCTCCTCAATCTCATTAGAATCTATGATTTCATTACTGATAGTTCCTACCCAAACCTTATCTAAAATTAGGTTGTTTCCATCAAATTCACCTTTGTTACGTTCCATTACTTCTAGATACTTCTTAGCTTCATCTTCAGTTTTAGATTGTACAGAGTAAAGGTGTCTAACCTTTACCTCTGCTTCTATAAGATAAATCCCCATATTAAAACTCCTAAAGCAATTTCATTATTTTCTCTATGATCTGTTTTCTTAATCTGTAAGTTGTCCTTATTGATAAATTAAATTCTTCTGATATAGCCTCTATACTTAACTTCTTATTGTACTTATAGAAAATAAACTTCTTATCTTCTTCTTCAAGCATTGCTATAGCAACTCTCATCTTTATATTGTTTCTCTCTAACTCATTAACCCTTACCTGGTTCTTAAATTGAGTTTTTCTTATTATCCTCTGCTCTTTAATTAAACTTTCTGCTTGCTGGAACATTTGCTTTTCTACTACACTTTCACCAGTGCATGAAGTTTGTACTCTTTCCTCAAATCCAATAGAACCTATGCTTATATCAAAGTTGAAGTTGCTTGTCCTTAATATTTCATCTACATGATCATATCTTTTATCCAACTCTACATTTTGTTCATTAAGTGAAGCTATTCTCTTTATATTCTCAAAATATCTATATAGCCTACCTTCTGTTTTTCCAAATTTATCTGCTTCCAATTTTCATTCCCCCTCATAAGGTCTATTCATACATTGCTCCTTATCCTTGCAACTTTTACAGTTGCCATTACATTTCTCCCAACTAGTCATAAACTCATTATCATGATCTGTTGCTATGCTTATAGCTGATAAAACAAACAATATTATGATAAGTATTGTAATTATAATTAATACTATTAACACTAAGCCCCACTCCTTAAGACATTCCCTTCTAAATCTCTTATCTCTTGTGTTTTCATGTTAATCTTAGCTTTTATCTTTTTACCGTCAACTTTATAGCTACAGTTTGTCCAATTACCTTTTTCCTCTAATTCATTATTCATTTCTATAGCTTTAGCTGCATATTCCTCAAACTTTTTAGTATTTCCATTCATTAGTTGTATTATGCTCCTAAAGCAGTATGAAGCTGTTTCTTTTGTGACACCTTTATTTTCTAGAGTGTTATTAACCATAATTTTTATACCTCCCCAAATGCCCTATTTTAGATTTTTTATACCTAACATTATGTTAATTTTATCCTTTATTTTTTAAGAAACTAATTTTCTATATGCATATTCAACATCTGTTTGAGCTACTTTTGCATATACCCTTAACGTTAATCCAACATCATTGTGCCCCAAAATTTGTTGTATGCATTCCGGAGCCATTCCACTTCTTAAAGCAAATGTAGCCATTGTATGCCTAAAAGTATGTGGAGTGATTCTCATTTCTATATTGGCCATTTTCTGCATCTTATCAACTATAACTTGATAACCTCTATTATTTAACTTCTTATACGCCTCTGTATTTACTTCTTTTTTCTTTGGTGCTTTTGAAGAACAAAATAAATATTCACTCATTATTCCTTGATCTTCACGTTCTCTAAGATAGTTAAGTATTGCTCTCTTACATCTTTCCGTAAAATAAACTCTTCTTTCCTTATTCCCTTTTCCTATAACTAATAAAGTCTTATTAGTCATATCTAAATCACTTATCTTAACATTACCAACTTCAGCTACTCTACAACCAGTTGATAAGAAAAATTCTAAAATTGCTCTATCCCTTCTACTAAGCATACAATCTCTTAACATTTCAACTTGCTCTTCGTTAAGTGGTTTCTTTTCTCTTTTTGGTTCTTTTACTGGTTTTATCGAAGAACATGGATTCTTAATTATAAACTCTTCATTTTGAAGCCATGCAAAGAATAATTTAATAGGTGTCATAAATGTGTTCATTCCAGCAGCACTTTTAGTACTACTTTCTGCATACATGAACATTTTAATATCAGCACTTGTAATCATAGATACTGGCTTATTAAAGAATTTGCATAATTTTCTAAGATTATAGTTGTAATTTTTTAAAGTAGCTGCTGATAATCCTTCAAGCTTTTTAGTAGCTAAAAAATAGTTTATTCTATCTTCAAGATCACTTGTTACTAATGCTGTTTCTTTTGTAGTAACCTCATATCCATATAAAACTTCTTCTACCAATCTTTTTATTTCTAGTTGTCTTGGTAGATTAACCTCTAGCTCTGGAAATTCAAGTGTTAATTTGCCTATTAATTTAACAGTTACTTCTTCATTACAATTTCTATAGTTTAAGTTCTCCATGTTCTTCTCCTCCCTATTCACTAATTGATTTTGATTATTTTATGAGAATAGAAGTATATAGCATTATCCGTATTCCCTTCTATTCTCTCTTTTTTTGAATTATTCTTTTTACTTATGCTTGCTTTACAAGTTGCTAATATTCTTTTCATATCTCCATAAGTTACTCTCTTATTAGAGTAAGCACTTCGCATAGGGTACTTATACCACTCAATTTCTATATTCATTGGCTTAAATACAAAGTTCGGTTTGTCTTGAATATCTTCATCTTCTCCCCAGTAGAATGGATTAATTAAAAATATTTCATTTTCAAATCCACCTCTATCAGTTATATTTTCATGTTCTTGATTGTCATAATATCCATATCCATCAAATCCATTATCATAAAGCCAATCAACAAATAAATCCTGTATTTGTTCTCTATCTATTTCAAAGTTAGTATTTTTCATTAATTTCGCTCCTTTAATGAATTGCGAGTTACTTACATAGCTCGTCATACATTTTATTTAGCTTTTTTATTATCTCTTCTCTAGCATCTTTTTGTTTATTAGCTTCTTCTAATTGATTATTATTTCTAAATTCTTTAAATACTGCTCTTTGGTCTAATACTACTAACATGGCTAAATAATTTAATTCCTCTTTATTTAACATTACTCTTCCTCCAACTCCTTGTTGCTTGGTATTTCTAATTCATGTTCATATCTATACCCCATAGCTCCAGAAGGTAATGAGCATAAATAGTACCAATCATTTTCATATTCTCTATCTTCTATAGTTACAATGATTCCATATTCTTTATCTTTTACTTTATCTCCAACCTTGAACATTATTTTAAACCTCATTTACTTCTCAATAAATTCAATCTTTTTTTGAATTGCGAATTAGTATTGCATAATACAAATCGAACATCTACATTCTAAACAATCTTTATCTTCGCCTTTGCAACTCATCTCTTCGCATTCATTTTCATCTTCTAACATGCCTTTGCTCTTTTTAATAACTGCATAATCATTTTCTATTAATAGTTTTATAGCTCTTTTCTCGTCATTAGCTATATCAACAAGCTTTTCCTCTAGGTAGTTAATATAATGAAATGCCTTAGCTATAACATCACCATCTCTGCTTCCTTCAAGTAAAAACTCAAGTGTAACTAAATCATCTTTGATTTGATTAACCTCATAATTTTCCATTTCTTCTATGTTAAATCCTTTCATTATTAACCCTCCACATTGTCTAAATACTCATTTAAAGTTATTGGAATTATTAAATTTTCATTTATTTTAAATTTAGTCGCTAATATCCTTCTTCCTGATTCAACTAATTCTTCGTACTGTTTTTTAGGGACATTATAAGTTGTGCAATTTACTTTAACCCAACTATAAACTTCTGTTGGATTTCCATGTTCATCTTCTCCCCATCCAGCTTCTTTTTCTACTCTATAACATAATCTAATTTTCATTACTCTTCCTCCTTATGCTCAACTAATGCCCCATGACCATTAAAACTAATTAATTTATAGTACGTTGGTAATGGTTTTAGTAATATACAGTGTTCTTTATCAACCCAACCATACATATAGCCATTCATAAGCCATCTAAGGTGTTTAGGTATTCTTACAACATATTTACCTTTACCACCTTTTTTACTTTCAGAGTGAATGGTAAATCTTTCTCCTATGCACTTGTCATACCATTCCTTACCTGTAGACTTCATTATTTTTAAATCCATACCCAAAATCTCCTAAAATCCGAATATTCCTTGTCCTATAACTTGTAAGTATTATTTACAAGTTCATTCGCCATAATTTCAAACTGTTTCTTAAGTATTTAGATAGTTAGCTCTATCAAAAGCAAGCATTGACCTAAGTGATTCAATCTGTACCCTTTCATTCCTTAATCTATCTCTACAAATATCTACTTCTATTTCTGCTAAATCTCGCTTATAACGTAAATCTGATAGCTGACCACGCGCTATGTCGTACACTAGATTAGCTGGATAACTATTACCTTTACCTCTAAGCTCAACTTCCTTTATTGCTAATGCTTTTCTGTAATCTCTCTCTGCTACTGCTAATGCATAGCCACGTTTCCTTAACTCTATTGTTAGAGAGTCTAAAGTTTTCTTAGACTTCTCCAACAATTCTAATTTCTCTGCTATATCCATATTAGTTCTCTCTAAAAGTAAATACTGCTTCTAATTCAGCTATTTCTCTTTCAAACTTCTCTAATTGTTCTTTCTTGTAATTTTCTACTGCTTCAAGATCCTTAAATGTAATATCTTCTCTAGTAACTCCATTTTCATCTGCGATATATTTACCAAATTCACCCTCAAGTTCTCTTGAAACAACTTTTACAACCTCATTAATAACTTTTAAATTACTCATTTTCTTCTCCTTTACTACTTTATTAAACCCTTTTAAAAATTCTGCTCCTGCTTTTCCCACTTCAACTATAGCTTCTTTAACTTTTTCTTCTGGTTTCTGTTCCTTTTTAGCAACTTCTTTTTTAGCCTTTCTTTTTTCAGCTGCTCTCTTATCACTTTCAGAACCAACATAAGGAACATTAGTATAATCTTCATACTTTGGTTTCATAAACTCGTCTTTCCCTAATATGAATAAGCCCCTTAAATCGCTATCTGAAATCTTTGGATATTCAATTTTAAGTAAATTTATTATTCCTTCTGACTTTTGATTGTCATTTAAATACTTGCTTATTTTCTCAATTATTTCTGGTTCAACTTTTTTTATATAATTCTTATAATTCTCATAAGTTCTTTGATAAACATTGTTAATCTCAGGAGATACTAATCCTACTCCTTTATAATCAGATCTAATTTGTTTAATAATTTGAACTTTACTTTTTTCCTCTGTAATCCAATTTTCAATCTTAGATACTATTTCCGTTTCTAATCCTTTTAACATTTTTAATCTATTCTCCTTCCCATATTTACTAACCACAAATCTATATTCTGCATAATATTTTCCAAATGCTGAATTGAACTCGAATGACTCTTGCCAATCCATATCAGTTCTTTCAAATAGAACTCCTGTTAATATCTTGTCTACTGCTTCAATACACTCTATTTCTGCATCTACTTTAGCTTCTCTTAACATTGTGTCTATAACTTTCTTTTGCCAAGGAAGTAAAGTATCTAACCATTTAGTTTGTGCATTATATTGAGCTACTTCTTTACCTTGCTCTCTTTCTAACTTTCTTCTTTGACTTCTATTCATCTGCTAACCTCTCAATAATAAAGTTTTTAAACTTGTCCAATTTCCTTCAACTCTTACATCAATGTTATTATCTGATAATATTGTTCCAATATTGAATGACTCTCTATAATCAACATCCTTGTAAGTTACAATAATGACTCTATTTGTTACATCTGTTATAACTCCATCTTTAGCTTCTAACTTACTCCTTCTATCACTTGTAAAAACTCTTACTTTTAATCCCTCAAATAAATCTAATTTACTCATGTTCCACCTCATATAATTCAACCTTAACTAATGGCTTGTCTGCATAATGTTTGTCTATTCTTAAGCTAACAACTTGGCTATCATCTTTGTATGCTAGTCCATTTAAACTATCTAGGACAATCTTAGCAATGTTATCTAGATCAGGTTTTTTAGTAGGCCTTAACTTACCATGATAAACTTTTTCTCTGTTAGATTTACTCATACTCTTAGGCATTCCATAATAACAAGTAATTACTGCTTCTATAGGCTTATCTGTATACTTGTCCCCTACTAATGTTTGATATTGGACTTTTACTAAGTTTTCATAATTAATAGTATCTCCTGGTGTATAAGTCCTACCTGTTTTTGTATTAAATCTTGGTCTACCCTTACCTTTTGGTTCACCTGGAACTATAAATGCTACTCTAAATTTCTCCATATAACTCCTCTTATTACTTTCTGTAAGTATTCTTCCAAACAATATAATTTAAAAACGTGTCTTTTACACCTTTTGCCTTGCAAAAGCTTTTAAACATTTCTAATTCATCTTTACTAATAAAGCTCATAATCAAACCTCCTATATAATTAATTTTCCACCACAACAAGCTCTTATAAGACTTTCCCTTTCATATTCTCCATTTTTACTGATTACAGTTTTCAAAAGCTTATCTAACTGCTTGTCCTTAACATTCAGAACTACTTGTACATCTTGTCTACTTAAATACTTCTTGTCCCAAAGAAATTCTAGTTTATTTTGGAATTTTAACTTCAACTTTTTGTCCAACGCTTTATTAAAGTGAACACCAACTCGTCCATCCCTATGATGTTGTGGACAAAGGTGTACATGATTTAATGGACAATCCTTTAATGTCGGTACTTGTGAACGAAATTGTATATGATGTAATTCCGTTCCATATGAACCACATATACTACATTGCTTTTCATAATTCATATTGCACCCCTAGTTATTAAACTGAATTTGACTATTAGCACCAGTAATCATATATCCTAGTTCTTTGCTAGGCTCCCACTTCTCAATATACTTAATTGCCTCTTCATAATCTTTCTTAGCTGTATCTTTATAGCTTGCAACATGGAATACTTGCTTGTACCTTTTCCACAGATTAGAAAATACTTTCTTACTAAGTTCTCTGTAAGCTGGTGTATCTTTTCCACCTAGAACTACTACAACCCTTTCTTTTGCTATTCTATGAAGTACCTCTTGTTGTCCAAAATCAATAGTCATTGTATTTTCAAGCTTAGTTACTCTGTTATCTATCTCTACAGTTTTTTCATCTAACATTAATATCGCTTGAAGTTCTTTTGATAATCTAGAAGTATTAAAGGTTTGTCCTTTTATAGCTTGTTCCATTTGGTTAAATCTTTCTACATACTTAGCTGTAAATAATATTCCTTTTTCACCTTGTTGCTTATTACCTAATAATTCACATCCCATTTTCGTAACTAAGTAACACTTTTGATTCCTATTCCTAGTGTCTTTATAACTACTTTCTATAAAATATTTTGATGAGTGCAAGTTTGCACTGATTAAAGTTGGTATTATTCCTACGACATCATCAGTCCCTTCTATGTCTCTTAATACATACTTATGTTCCTTACCTAACATTTCAGCGACTTCTCTACTGTCTATTGTAGCTAGTTGATTATCTTTATAACCAACTGTTACTCCTTCTTTATGCTTGTGTTTTAAATTTTCCATTTCTATCTCCCTTTTTTATGAAATTGATTTTCATATGAGAATGAACACTTAAAACTACACTGCAATAACTGTCCATTCTCCCCCTATTTTATTTACAAATATCTTTTATACAATTTGTGCAAACTTTCTTTCCTTTAAATTCAACAACATACTTAACATTTTCACAGAATACACATCCTGGTGCATATTTTCTTAAAATTACTTCTTCACCATCTATAAATATTTCTAATGGATCTCCCACTTCGATATCTAAAGTTCTTCTCAACTCCTTAGGTATTACTATTCTCCCTAACTCATCTACTTTTCTTACAATTCCCGTTGCTTTCATTTCTTATTCCTCCATCCTTATATTTATTTCTATTACTTTAATATCATTCTCTAGCATTACAACTAGCTTTCCAGTTGCACTTTGATAATTCTTAACCGCTTCAAAATTATCAAATATTTCTATAATCTTATCTCTCTTAGAGCTTGTTATAATTCCATATCCATAGGCTTCATCAATTGACTTAATATCTGGATAATCATTCTTTAACTCTTCTATTTTTTTATTATGCTTTTCTATCTCTGTATTAAGTTTCTTCTCATACTTAGCTTTAAGCTTTTCTAATTCTGCTTTATACATTTCTAAAGCTTTTTTATTCATTTTCAAAGCTCCTTTCCGGTTTCTGGATCATACCCTAACTTATTTCTTACACTCGCAAATCCCCAAGCACACTTTCCAGTTCTATCTTGATATTCATCTGCTACACACTTCTTATATATCCATACATCATGTGCTGTAATATCTGTACTACCTAATGTTTCATTTGCTATTTTAGCAATTTCCCTATTAAGCTTTTGCTTACCGGCTTTACTTCGTGCATTAAAGAAAATATCAGTTTTATCCCTAGTAATAAATTCAGTTCTTATAGCTGCTCTTATTGCTCCAAGATGATATTTTGTATACTTCTTAGTGCCTCTAGCATTCATATAAGCTAAAATATTATCTGCTACAGTCATAACTATTCCTCACTTTGAATAACTTCTAATATTTCAACTGCATCATAATTATCTGCATACCACTTACCCAAATCTTCAAATCTATAAAATATTAATCCTTGTTTCTTACAAGTATCCTTATCAATAAAATCTACTTGAATTTCTACTAAACCTTCTGCTAAATTTCTAACCTCTTCTACTCTTGACATATGAATCACTCCTTAAATCTATTTAATGAAAATATTTATAATCTTTTTTTCTTTCCATCCTCTGTTTACTAGTTTTTTATTATGTCTACTAAATAATTTGTTGATGTCAAAACCTTCTTTTGCTAATAAAATTAATCCTCTAATAACTACCTGTTGTACATCTAACAACTCCTCAGCTATGTGTAGCTTGTCAGAACGCTCTCTAATAGCTTCTCGTACTTCTAGGTATTCTTCTTCAAGCTTGTTAGAAATCTTCTCCCAAGAGTCGTTATCGTTGTTCTCTGATGTCTTTACGTTCCTATCAAGTATCATTAACTTTAATTTCATACTAAAACCCCTTTACTTCACTAATATGAACTGATAATTTAACACTATCTTCAGCAGGTACTCCAGTTTCATTAAGCATTACTGCAACTTCTGCTAAATCATTAATTCTTCTATTCATTCTTCTTAGATTTCTTATTATCTCTTCAAGTTTTGCTATTCTATATTCTTTAGCCTTAACTACTTGCTTAAGATATATATTTTCAACTATTGGATCTTTGAGCATTTCAGCTAAAACTTCTTGGTCTAACTCTTCACTTGCTGCAATAGTTTCTTTTGCATTTAATCCTAAATTATCAATGCAATGATACATCTTATCTTTATTCACTTTTACATCCCCCTTTAATCAAGCTATCTAATAAGTTTTTTCAATATATCAACTTTTTCCTTACCCTTTTGAGCCCTTATACTCTTACCATCACTAAGTACTGGTGTACACATCTCCATTAATCTGTCATAAGTTCTTTTGTGATACATTTCCTCTAAATCAGAAACTTTGATATTTGTTGTAACTATTATAGGTAACTCATTTCTATACCTAGCATCTATAATGTTGTATATCTTAGCTTGGCTCCATTCACTAATTTGTTCGGTCCCTAAATCATCTATTATAAGTAAATCAGCGTTAGAAAAGCTTCTTAAGACTGTTTCTTCGCCCTCTTTTCCATAAGAGTTATAAGTTTCTTTTATTCTTTCTAGCATTTTACTTATACTTACACAAACTACTGGTACCCCTTTTTCTAATAAATAATTAGCAATACAAGATACAGCATGTGTTTTTCCATTGCCAGGTTCTCCATGTATTAGTAATCCTAAGTTATTATCTTTAGCTATTTTGAAGTTATCTGCATATTTACTACATATTTTAAAAACTTTTTCTGAACCTTTATTGTGGTCCCAATTTTTAAAAGTACACTTTAAAAACTTTTCATCAAGTAAACTATTTTTAAATATGCTATTTAACCTTATTTGCTTTTCTTTATTTTCATCTTCAATAGCTTTTTGTTCTAGTTCTTTCTTTCTACAACTACAAACTATAGGAACTCTTCTAAGAACATTTAGAATTACAATATCTTTTTGAATTGGATCTCCACACTTTTCACAAGTTTTTATAGGTTCATCATAGTCCAGTCCACTCTTCAGATTTTTCTCTATTGTTTTTACTAACAGCTCCGCTTCCATTACTTTCATCCCTTCCTTTTGAAGTCCAATTCTGTAATATACCTAACACATACTTATAATTATTAATCTTTCCCCTATTCATCGCTTCAGTTGCTGCATCCATTAACCATTTAGCTGTATAAACTTCTATATCTGCTGATATTTGTTCCATTAGCATTGCATTTACTATGAATCCACATTTCTCAAAATGTTTGAATACATCTAAATTTCCTTTAAAACTACTACAACTATTATTACTTTTATTATTATCTTGTTGTAGTTCTTTCTCTATATCTATCTCTTTCTCTATATCTATCTCTTTCTCTATCTCTGGTGAACATTCTTGTAACATTGGTGTAACATTGTTACACTTATCACTTGGACTAGCTTTAAGCTGCTTATTAGCCCTGCTTTTACGCATTCTTTCAGCTGCCTTTGTCTCTGCTCCTACCATATTATTTAACTGGGACAAGTATATCTCTCCATTCTCCAATATTTGTACAAGCCCTATTTTTTTAAATAACTCCATAGCAACTATAGCTGTATCTTTATTAACTCTAGTTATTTCAGCTAATTTTGAAATATCATAAGATATTAATATTTCACCTACATTTCTGATTAAAACGCCTCCAGTCTTTAAAGATTTAAGGCATAATTTAAGATAAAAATTTGAATAATATACCCCATTATCTTGCTCTTCTAACCAAGATATTGTATCTTCTTCAAAAAAATCTTCTTTTAACTTTAACCAGTAATACTTTTTACTATCATTAATTGCCATCCCTAATTCCTCCTATGATAGCAAGGAGCATACGCTCCAAGCTTATTTGTTTAATATTAATTCTGCTGCTCTCCTCATAATTCCATCTTTGGTGTTGTTATATATCCATTCAATATACTCAGGCTTTTCCTCATAAACTTTCCCCATATTCTTCCCTTTATGAGCTCCAAATCCTATAATTACTTTCTTAGCCTCATCAATATTCATATTAGCTGCACCTGCATTTTGCTCTTGCTGTACAAACTCTTTCATATCCTCTATATCTTGTGTAAATACATCCGATAAACTTGCGACTTGTAATACTGCATCAATAAACGCCCTCTTCTTAGCCATTTTCAATATAGTATTTACTAAATCTGCTATCTTTGGATTAGGTATTTTATATTGAATCTTTCCATATTTAGTTGTTTTCTTTTCAAATACCATGCTTTCATCAAATCCTTCTGGAAGTTCATAAGCATTTATATAAGCATATTTACTTTCTTTTGAATTACAGTTGCCTACACCTTGACTTACCGGATTTCCATTTCTATAAAGAGTACACTTTATGTTATAAGCAAAGAAGCCTTCTTTATAATCTTCTGTCTTTTCCAAAAAATCATATTCTGGATTAAGACCAAACATCATGCAGATTTTCTCACCACCTGGTTTTAATAATGTTGGCTTACTTCCTGCACCTGCTATAACCCCAAAATCATGATCTTGTTTTAAATTCTTTTGAATAACAGTTTGAAATGTATTTATTTTTTGCATTGTTCCTGCAATTGCACCAATATCTACACTATCAATAAGACTAGTCACACTATTTTGTTGAACCATAATTTCATTATCCATCTTAAACTCCTCCTTCAACTTTAACTGTAATACTATCAATTTCTTCTATAGTTATTCCTGGTATATACTCTCCTGTTTCAGTATTAATACCATCTTTGAAAGTCTTTTTAATTGCAGCTTTATCTAATTCTTCTTTAATTCTTATAAAAGGCAACTCTTCATCTTTAACATAAGCTTTAACAACCTCTTCATCATAAGTCCATTTTTTTATCTTTCTAGATGTTACCTTTCCGTATGGAGTACTTAATTTAAATTTTCTATCCTTAGCTCTTTCCTTAACATAATAATCATTAAGTAATCCTTCAAAATATGCTTTATCTTCCTCTAACGATTTAGTCTCACCTGCAAGCCATGCAGTAACTCTATCAATTTCTATAGCTGCTACACTTGTAACTTCCTCAATCTTTTCCTCTATTGCTCTCAATTTTCTGAAACACCATGTTGCTCCTTGTAAATCTGAAACCTCAAATCCTTCTTTAACTGCATACAAATCATTTTCTAGTAAAATATTACTCATTTACATTCCTCCTACCTTGATTTTTTAATACTATTTGTTATACTATACTTGAATGTTTTTCTATTGTTATTACCTCATTAATGAGCGCCAACTCGAGGTAATAACATTTAAAAATCTTTTTTAACTTTGAATTGGTCTACATATTCATTTATACAGTTTTCACATACACACTCATTAGTAAATACATAGTGGTCTTGATGTGTGTAAATTGTTTCTCCACATTCTATACAAGTACCTGCGACTACTGGTTCATCGTCCTTTTCATATCTATAAGATAAATCTTCTCTATAGTCATACATACAATCTGGTAATTCATTCATATTTACGATTCTCCTTTTTTAAAATTTCTTTTAATTTCTTTTATACTTACTAGCATTAAAGTTATACTTCCAACTAAAATTGCAACTACCATCGGCATTACAAAAAAGAATATTCCCCAATAATTAACCCCCATAATTAACCCTCCATACATTCTATTAATGAACCTAAAGCATTTTGTGCTTCTTTAGCTCCCCAGTATAAGTTTGACTTACCAGTTCCCTCTATACTTTCTTTGAATCCTTTCAAAAGTTCATAAAGTTCGTTAGCTTTTGTTAATATTTCCTCTTCCATTCCCCATCACCCCCTTTACAGAAGTAAATTATGTTAAGTTAACTTGTAAAGGCAAATTCGCCTATTATCATCTGTATTAATTATTATTAAATCCCAACAACTTTTGCGCTTTCTGATAATATATTTGAAAGCACTGCTCGTAACTTTTCATTTTCGGCTCTTAATTTTTCAAGTTCAATTTCTAACCTCTTACGTTCTAAAGGTGAAAATTGATTAAGATTTTTAATTCCTTCTATAGATTGTATGTGCTCTACAGAATATCTAGGAACAGGAATACCTTCTATTCTTTGAATAATTTTATTCTGTTCCCACTTATCAATTGTTCTTACATCAACACTCCATCTTTCAGCTAATTCAGCTTTTGTTAATATTGTTTTCATTTAATCATCTCCTTAGAACTTTATTTTTATAATTTCTAACGGTATATTCATTACTTTTAATAACTGATACAACCTCATAATTACATCGAGGACATTTAATTTCATATCTTAAATATCCATTTAACTTAATTTTCAAAAGCAATTTATTACAATTTGGGCATTTTATTATCATTTGTTATTCCTCCAAATATTTAATGCCTATCCCCCTTTTGTTATAACTTTTTGCTTAAAGCCTCTGCCTCTATATCTCTTTTGACTTCATTTAAAATTGTTATTGCTACAAAAGCAGTTACTTCTCCATCTTTTAGAATAGTTTTTATTTCTTGTTTTAAACTTTCCAATTTTTTACAATCCATTAAATCTCTCCTAATACATTATTATTTTCTATAACTAATTTTAGAAAATTGTACAGCTCCAGAAATA